AAAACTTTCCTACTGCCTTCTTCGATTGTTACGATGTAAGGCAATTTTATTCCCGTTGGCTCTCCGTCGGCGCCAAGGTCTTCGAATCCTTCCAAGTCTAGATTAACGTGGCATTCTAGAATTGTATATAAAGGATCTACTCTTTGGGATTTTGTAAGTCCTTCGACTTCTCTCTCTTTTTCTTCCAACTCGTTTGTAATTGTACCAGTTGGTTTTGTCAATTCGATGTCAGAATAGAATCCAGATACCATCTGTTTTCGTAATTCATTTTCTGACATCTTGAC